AACTCTTTTATCTAAAGTATGCAGGTTAGCATAATCTAGGTCTATTGTAGTTGTCCTACATATTTCAGTAAGATTCTCTTCATCGTACATTTTTACTCCTATGTTAAAATACTAGTTTAATTGCTAAACATATAGCAAGTGTTGTAATAAAAGGTACCACAAATATTGCAGCTAGCTTTGCTAATAGTTCTATATTACTTGTCATCTTTTACATCCCAACCACACCATGCACAAGTACCAGAAGATACTGCCATAGCATAGTTTTCTCTTTTACATTCAGGACATCTTACAAGATATATATCACCATTCTCACCATAAAAGCCATAAGACTTTTTTCCTATAATATAGTCTTCTTCCATATCTCTATGCTCCTTATTTAGTTTATCTATATGTTTTTTATATAGCCTTGACATAGCCATCTATTTATCTCCTATCGGCTTATAATATACATCTGCATAATCATACTTGTCACAGATGCTCTTAAAGCCTTGCTTAGTTAAGTTTCTCTTATTGGCTGTTTCCCTCATATCCCTATTAATGATACTGCCACATCTCTGGCATTTAACCCTCCCTATGTTTGAAAATTAGGCTATCTACATCATAGCCTAATTCTTCTAATGTTTCAGCCATTGCCTTATTTTCATAGGCAAGTGTATTTAGCTCATCTTTTTGTTCTCTTACTTTAGCTATCAGCTCTTCTACATAATATCGCTTATCTGTTGTTAAGTCTTCAATAAAGCCATTATCTTCAAAATAAGATATTGCTCCTAAAGGAATATTGTCGTGTACTTTCATTTTATTTCTCCTTTATCGTTTTGTTAACATCAACAAGATGTTCTGTTAATTCTAATGATGGTGGGGTTTATTGCTTTATCAGAAGCTCATCCTATTATCGGTACATCATTGCTGAAGATACCGCCATCAGGAGCTACACACCCCACAGGTATAACCCTACATTTCTGCCATCATTAAATTTGCCTGTATGTGGGATTCCAACCCACTTTCCCGCTATCGTGTCAAACATATCGCTTTCCCATTACTGCCATCCTTTTAGAGGTGGACCTATGAACCCTCTCACTATGAATGACCCCTACACAGGGTGTTACGCCTCAATGTCTCCGTACTAAGGGAGATTATTTTCACCTTTCGGTTACTTTGCACTAATACAGGCAAAAGGTAAAGAGAGTGTAGAACGCCTAGCTTCTACTTTTCTAGTTTATGCAACTAGGTTCTTATAGACGACTATAAACTAACTCTCTCTAGTGTTGACTAAGTCACAATACCTTTACGGGTATAAAACACATACTTTAGGTTAAAAAATAGCATAAAAGTATCTATATTATACCCTTTATGTAATGTTGCGGGTATGGGAGTCGAACCCACTATCTCCTGGATATGAGCCAGGCGGTGATTTATATATCCGTTTCACTCACCCGCTAAACCATCCGACGAGAGTACCTCTGGGAGATTATCCCTCTATCTTGTTCAATTCTGGCACAAGATTAAGCCAATAATGTTAAGAGTGGCAGGATTCAACTTTTTGGTCTGCCGACCACCTGCAATGAGTGAGGATCTTAGAAAAGTAGTTGTCTTTTTTGTAATCACTTCTCACACTAATATGTTGTTCTGCAACTGTTAAGTTAGAGGGTCAGCTTGGCACCTCAAGGCTCTCTATGCCCTAGATTTACCTTGTCCTTAACACATATTATACCTTAGTCTCCCCATTCTAAGGAGCTTATTCAGTCACACTCTTAAAGGAAGAGAGATATTACCTGGCCGTTCCATGCCATCAAAGTAGCACCAGTTGAGTGCAATACCTCTCTATAAGTTTTGCGAGCCACCTCCCATCTGAGTGGCCCATCTTAATGTTCTTTCTGAATCAGTTAAACTTTCATCTTCTTCCGTAGATTCTAAGTTAACTGTAAGAAATTCACTTGGTAAATCTTCTAGTATCCTTCTAGCTTCATTTGATAAGGTATTACGTGTAGTAGAGCTATTAAGATTGAGAGTACTTCCTGCTGTAATGCTAAGATTATGATCTTCATCACGACTTGATGTATCCGCAGATGTTGATTTCTTTTGAGTTTTCTTAAGTAAATCGAAAAATGCTTCTACATTATATTCTTTACCATCTTCTTTCCTTTGTTGAAGATCATAAAGGATATCTTCCAATACAGGTACATCTATATAACTATATAAGATTTTAAACCTATCCCATGCTATGTCAGAACCACCAGAAATGATATTTACATACTCTATGTCTTCTTTGTTAAAGATAAGCTTTAATATAGAGTGAAATAAGTACAGTTGGTAAGAGTTGTTAACAATCAGTATTGCATCAAGCATGTCATAAAAATCATATAACTTTATCAGTTCAATGTATTCTTTAGATGACTCACCACTTCTTATACCAGAAAACTCTGTCTTTTCATATAACATACCATATATAGCCTCTAGTTCTTCATTCATCTCATTTTCTCCATATATATCTTCATATATAGAGAAGTAATCACATTCTTCTTGCAGTTCACATTCATGACATGGAAAGTCTTCAAATTTAATATGAGATACATAAGTTTCTACATTATCCCCATACATACTCATAACAATTTCATCTCTAAGACGTACACCACTTTCTTGTCCATGTACTCCATAAGAAGATATAGAACGATAAAGATCTTCTGGAAAGAAACACTGATGAAATAATTCTATTGGATCATATGAAATAGAACCTGCTTTACTAAGTTCTATTATTACTTTATGTGCAGATCTTTCTTTAACCCTGGAAATATTATTAAGAGGATATGTTTGAGGTATAAAGTAATGACTAAGCCAATTATGTATTTGTGTTACATGCGCCAGTATATGTCCATTAATCAATGTACTCTGTATCTCTGTTTGCATATTTCCTCTACATATATTACTATGTACATTATTTAAATAACCTTCTTGAAGTTCATATCTATACTTATCTGATGTATAAGATATATAAGGATGAGCACCTACACTCATAGGCGAAAGATATGCTGCTACAATATTAAAGCCTACATCTTTACTAGCTGTTAATCTGAAAGTACTACCTTCATTACCCCATACTTTAGAAAGTATTTTTAGTAATGATATACCAGTATATATAAGTATATCTCCACAAGTTATCTCATATTGAGATACTTTTTCATCACTATTTACTGTATGTATAGTAATAGTAGGATTCTTTATATACATCTTAACTATAAGATAAAAGTCTGATATATCGTCTTCCATACTTGCAAGTCGGCTGAATTGTGCAGCTGGATAACTTCCATCATAATTGTTTCCAGACTTAAAGGGAGCTATATATATTTCAATATCTACATTAGGATATAGTTCTTTAGCTTTTTCTACATCACTCTCAATTTCCTTGGAAAGGCGTGTATACTCTTGTTCTATATCATCTGAGTTATCTATCCATCCTATACCACCTCTCTTTAAGTTGGAGATGATTCTATTTACATCATCTATAGATCGATGAAAAGCATTAGATCTCCACTTATATTGTTCTATTCTTTTAGTAATAGACCCTAAACCTCTTGGTTTCATGTCCCATCTTAAGACATATTGTCCATAAGCTTTCTTTATATCATCATATGAACCGGGCTTTAAGTTAAAACTTTTATTAACTTTTAAGTTAGTGCCATAACTTCTGTTAAATTTATCTAGAGTCTCTAATAACTCTGCTTGAGGACCTATGTATATTTTATCTATAATATCTTTTACAGGGAAGTCGAACTTTTCTATTGGTGTACCATATCTTACTATATCGTTAAACATATTATCTCCGGTATGATATACCAGGGAATGTCAGACAATTCTTTTAGCTTGCCGTTGCGAAGTTTCTCAAGAGCATTGACCACCCACTCCCTGGTATGATTACTTATTCTCTAGGCTATACTGCGTACAAAGAATTTAAACTTTGTACAATCATAACCACCAGTTTTGTTACTAGATACAGCAGCTACAACATCACCCTCTTGTAGTTGATAATCATCAGTAACTCCACGTCCATTAACAGCTACAGTAGCACCAGATGTAATATCTAGTTCATCTCTAAGAGCTCCCACTGTTTGACTGTTCACTTCTCTTTCGGGGAATCCACCCCCACTAAGTACTTTAATATTAGGCATTTATGCCTCCTTATTCTTCTTTGGTTTCATTGTCACGTAACTTTTTCCACTCAGCCTTTGATACATACTCAGCTTCGTGCTTGTCCACTACTTTCGCAGCATCTTCATCTCGTACCCTTAACAATGTACCTACAGGGGTACGCTTCCAATACTGAGAATTTTCTGTAATAATTTTAATAGTTTTCATATCATTCCTTTATAAGATAGGAGACGCCCACTTTAAGCCTCATAAAGTAGGCGCCTCATTGAGAAGTGGTCAACTACTCTTCACCCACACTCGGATAAATACAATCTTTTGTGTACCATGTAGGATCACCCAGTCCGTCACCATCATTGTCACGATACCATACGACCTTACCTGGGCCATCACATATTCCACATTCATCCCATTCATTGGAATAACAGTGATCATCCAGATCATCCGAATTGCGGACCCATAATTGACCTGTAGTGCCTGCCAGATTTGTAGTATATTCACTACCTCTCCACCAGAATGTACTACCTTCACCTTTAGCAAGATATTGTATCTCAAAAGCATCTTCAAAGACCATATCATCAAGATCTAACTCAACATATGTCCATTGACCTTCCAACTCTTGTGCCTCTTCGGTACCTGGTGCTATTGCTGCACTATTCTTAGGAGTAGTTGAATTTCCCCCTCCCTGTGCATCTTCACAACCTATCATTACTAACATCATTACTATCATCAGTGTGCTTCTTATCATTTTTTACCTCCAGTATTTGCTGTATAGCTGTTAACTGCCTTCTCATCCTAATAATCTGATCCATCATCTCTTTTTCAAGATGTGAAGGAACTTTACTAAGATCTTGTTCTTGCTCCATTAAAAGTCTCTTACTGTAGCCCATCTGCTAATTTAGCACAAGCTTTAATGGTTGCTGGTGTAAGCCTAATGGATTGACCATTTTGTACAATATTAATACTCTGTATGCCACCTTCAGGTGTACTGGTAATCCTTGTGTGTTGAGCTGTAATATTACCAGGCTTTTTTGTAAGTGTAGTTGTAAGATTACTATCTACACGACCATTATTATCTACATTAATAGGTAATGGTAACATTCTAACCTTTCTATTACGATTCTTACCCCAATGAAAGCCATTCTTTAACCAGTTAGTTACTGTTGCACTATGTACATCATACTTATTAGCAGTTTGCTCAACAGTTAAACCACTATGATAGTCAGCTACTGCTTGTAGTTTAGTCTCCAAGTCATGATATACTGCTTTCTTTATTTGTCTTGTCATATGTTCTCCACTATTTATTAGTTTCTTATTCCGGATTTCATGCACATACTTTTAAGCATTTCTTTTTTATCTTTATCAGATAGTTCATCAAGTACTTTATGTGCATCTTTCAAGTTTGTTATTATACCTTCTATATAGTCTTTTCTTCTTCAGTAACCTTAGTATTCATTCTATCTCTCTCTCTTTATCATTAAAGCTCATTACTATTCCTTGTGTAAATGATATAGCATTATGTGAGTCTTCTTTCAGTCGCACTACTATTCCATCTATAAACCGCTGATAGTTCTCAGTATCTTTATCTTTACCAAGAATATTCCTTAGTTTATCTAAAGAGTCTAGAATATGACAAATACTATTGTTATACTCAATAAGAAAATATACCCATACAGGCCAAGGTACATCTTTTACTTCTTTGATCATATTATCTCCGTAATACGAGGCATTTCTAAGGTAAAAGAGAACCCATTTCCATCTTTATCTCTATCACCTGTAGCATACCATAAGTTTAGCCCAAAACACCAAAACCTAATTTGAGAGCCCATTATCGGGTCTCTTATAAAGCCGTCGATCCCTAATATTACTCTTTCGCCTAAGATCAAATACATCAAGTCCCACCTTTTCCATTTCTAGTATTGCTATCCACTTTGCATGTCTTAGTTGCAGTTGTTCCATTTGTGGAGGGTAATAGTTGACCATTCTTTATTAACTCCTGTTCTAAGTGTTTAAGCTTTTGTTCTTTCATGCGTGGGGTAGCTATAGTCTCCCATAAAGGATGTAGAGCTACTTTTCCGCCTAGTTGTTCAATACGTCTTTTAGTTGCATTGACAAGTTGTGGTGTGACCACTGTTCCCCACTCAGTTCTTCGATTCATTCCTATCTTCTTGAACTTAGCGAGTTGCTCTTTATAGAAGAATATTACACCTCTTCTAGTACCTAGAAAATGTACACTCATTAGTATCCCCAATAAATACTATGAGCTATTTCTAGAATACAAGAGAAGGTGAAAAATACTACTATTATTAAGCCTATCATAATCAACAAAGACACCCAAGTTGATCTATCATATGAGTCCATATACTTTCAATATAAATAATGTTATAGTTGTTGATAGTAGTATTAATCATGCTGCTGTAATACCGGTCTTCATAAGTTCATCAATATCTATTTTACTACCCATATACTTAGAGATAGTCTTTATTACTAGCATCTTAGCTTCATTCTCTTCTATTCCTAGCTCTGAAACAATAACAGTAAGTAATATACTTATTAATTCAAGTGTTTTGTTATTAGTCTTATCATTCATCTTGGAACGTACTAAGAGTTTGATGCAAAGCACAGAAAGATCTGTGGAAGCTTTGAGTATTGTTTGTTGTACTTCTTCAGTCATAGTTGACCTCCATATTAAGTGTGAATAAAATTAGTGAGAGCAGTCTTCAACACCGTTGACTATGCGGACTGGACACAATAGCCCATATCATTACAACTATCCGTTTAGACCCCAATTCAAACTACTCTCAATGTTATGCTAGCTCCCCTGATCAAAGTTCTCTGGTATTACATACCTAGAGTACAGTCATCATTTACATGACTATCTATCGCTAGCAATAAGTTTGTCCATCTTAGTTATAAATCTGGAAAGGGAGAATCAAAGATGGGTAACTCTCCCTTTATCCACTGTTAAAGCAGAATCCAAGTGTGACTTACTATATGATATGTTATCAAATGAATGATGTTATATCTAAGTAGTTGACCAACTTACAGAGACTGCAGACTCATAATAATGAGCCTTATAGGAATTCTTGAGCCTTTTATACTCTTGCTCAGGAGCTGAAATCCTACCAATATGCTTTACAAGCACTGCAAATACCATCAGTTCCCTTAGGAACTTCTAGTATTTCATATTCGGTATCACAAGATTTACAACACCAATACACAGATGCATTGAATGTAAAGTATGCTTGTTCTCCATCAGCAGTTGTTGCAACATCCATAGGGATAGGAACAGTGACTATCTCTGGCATAATATACCTCCGGTTAGTTAATGAAATTTTGGCACTAGTTTCTTACAAGGAAGCACTAAACCTCATTGTGTAGTGTTTATGTAGTGTTTTAATATATATATCTGATCAAGACATACACGCATGGGACAGTATTATTAAAAGAGAGGGAAACAAACAAAACCCCCTCTTTCTATTCAGAACCGTATACCACCAAGATATGTGTCAGCTTCTTCAGCAGCATCTCTAAGCTTTTCAAGTGCTTTCACAACACGCTTTTCTTCATACTTCAAGTCTAATAAGCTACACTTACTTACAATGCGATCTAGGCAAGCTTTCACTGTCTTGCACATCTGTCGCTTACGATAGTTATTAGGATGAGATGTCGCATTGATTGCAGCATCCATAGCTTCGGTGATTGCCTCATCTGCAGTCTTCTGATCTACAATATCTTCTGCATATATCATTGCCATATTATTACTCCTTTTCTTTATTATAGGGAAAATTAACAGAAAAAATCATATCAAAGATAACGTAAAAACGATAGTGAAAAACCCCTTATAGGGGTACGGTAGTGTAGGAAACACCAAGCACTAAAATGCTACAATTTTTAAAGCTTTTGCTATTTTGTGATAGAAATCACTTGCATAAGATCTTTATATTTCGTATATTACCTCCAAGTAAAGGAGATATTATGAGAAAGCTAGTGGAGAGATTGCTTATGTACTTATTGGGCGCAGTTAGCTTAGCTCTCGTCCTATATTTTACCTATCCTCAGCCAGACAATTTAGACAGATGGTATAAGATTAGCACTGATGATCCAAGCCTAGGGATGGTTGCCCTAGATATGAGTAAGGGCTACAGCTATAGCGAATTCGGCTATATATTTATCGTTGTTAAAGATGCTGAAAATGGAGACCAGATAGTAGTTGCCTTTCCAGATGGAGCTTATTGGAGTGCTCCCACTGTAGGACAGAGTAATGAGCTATCTAAAGGCGAGATATGGGCCAAGGACTATTAGAGCTATATTGCCGTAAGTGCCAGGAAAATAGGGAACTTACAGAGAGACTAGACCTGCTAGAGCGAATCCTTCACAGCTTTCTCCCTATTGTGGAAGATGAACAGAGATTTAGTAAGATGGATAAACCTGATAGTAGGAATCTGGGGGATTCTAGCATGTAACTACGATCCCTTTGTTATGTCTATAGCTATAGCTAATATAGGAGTATGGGCATTAACGAGGGGGATATGGACAAGATAATTATATGCTTATGCTTTATTGCTTTAGGGGAGTGGCAAAAAAAGCTTGATGTAGGTTATAGATGTCCTGTATATTGCGAGGTAGAACATGACCACATATATTGGAAAGATGAAGAGCAAACCACAAAAGAAAGCGACTTACAAGCAGTTGATGGAGTACATCAATCAACTAGAGCTGCAAGTCAAAAATAATCAACAGGCTGTATATGACGTTGCCAGTCTCTTGCAAGAGTATGTAGAGATGAGGAAGGATGTATCTAAACTGCAAGATCATATGAAGGCTAAATTTGGATCTGATGCAGAGATTCCGACTCGCTGGTCGGTATTTAGAAAGTACTGTAAAAACAAGTACTTACAAGTGAAAAAAGTTCTTGCATCATATATGTAAGACCTAGTAAACTACTACTAGTAACTAGCTAAAGATAAGGAGTTGCAAGATGAAAGTATATCACTTAACTATTGTTTATGATGAACTTACAGATGAAGTTGAATACATCGAAGAGACAGTGGATGAGGTAAACAAGCAGGTAGACTTCTTTGCCTCTATTGCGGCTGGTGAATATGATAAGACTACAACATTGGATATCTTAAAACAGGTAAAAAGAAAAGCTAAGGCTTAGAAACTGTTATTAGACTATTCATCTGACGCCTTTGGCGCCAGGTTAACAGATATCTAAAGGGAGAGTGTGAGAAAATATAAAGTGAACAGTTATTGGAACTATGTTTACGAAGACATCGATGAGGTACCTTCAGAGATTCGCCACATCATAAAAGATGATTGGCGAATAGCTGAGATCGGAGACTGGGTTAAGGCAGATGATGGCTGCATAGTGCAGATTCTCCGTAAGGGTGAAATGCTTACTAGGAACAAGGTCAGACAGTACGTGGGTACATGTACGGGTTCATTCCCTGTTAAAACAAGCGTTATGATGGATACCAGCCGGAGGGACAATATATATTCCTTCAGCGGTAAGGATCCTAAAAAAACTGTCTTGGACCGGACCACAAACAGTAAGCATGAAACCTTGTTCATTCAATACCTCGTATCTGGCCTATCATTAGAGCAGGCCTATATGAAAGCGTTTCCGACCAATCAGGCTGGGTATGCTAGAGAACGAGCTGCAGAGCTTATGAAACTGGAGAGGATCAGTACGCAAGTGAAAGAAGAACTAAAGCCGGTATTAGAAAAGCTCGGTATCAGCAATGAAGAAGTATTGAAAGATATCCGAGATGTCTCACGTACCGCAGAAAAAGAAGATGTGCGCTTAAGAGCGCTTTTTAAGTTATCAGACATACTAGACTTAGAAGACAAGAGTCAGACTAAAGTCACTCAAGTATCTGGAGCATTATTTCAAGGCTTCCAACCAGAAGCTCTAGAAGAGGTAAAGAGACCTGTGGAGCTACCTCAAAAGGACGATGACAATGACTAATGGAAAAGTACCAACAGAGTCTTTCTTAAAGCATCTCAAAGATAGAGAGGGCTCTGTAGATAGAATTTACTTAGATACAAAGGACAAGGCTACTAGTGGAGTTGGGCATCTGATGTCTAATGATGAGATGAAGACATATGGAGTGGCAGGGTACGCTGATGAAATTATTAACAATGTAAAGTATAAAGTAGCTATAGACAAAGATGGAAAGGTCATTAAGCCTGGAAGCACAAAGATTGATGAATGGCTAAGGGCTGACGCCACAAAGTATTATAATTATGGAAGCAAGCTAGCAGCAGAAGCTGGTATCACTGATCAAGGGATGATAGAAGCCCTGGGAAATGTCAGCTTTCAATTAGGAGAGTCTTGGCATAGAGAGGGTTCTAAGAAATTCCCTAAAGCATGGAAGGCTATTAAATCTGGCGATTATACTCAAGCGGTAAAAGAAATTAAGGAGAGCAATGCGGAAGGCGGATGGATGAAAGATACTCCAACTAGAGCTAATGATTTTATAGATGCGATTAATGCATACGGTAAAAAGATGAAGCCTCAAGACTATGCCATTGAGGAAATGAAGGCTATGGATGATCCCCTAGGCTTATCTTATGGCTAACATTAACACCAAGAATGTATCACAGGCGGAAGAAGAGTTAAAGCTTGCTAAAGAGGATATAATAGCTTTTGGTAAGTTATTTCTACCAGATGATTTTATGAGATCGGAGACTCCATTCTTTCACTACCAAGTAGCAGATGCAGTTAACGATCTAGATGTACGACAGCTAGCAGTAATACTACCTAGAGGTCATGGCAAGACAGTTCTCACGAAGTGTTCTATGCTTCATGATTTCTGTTTTGCGAGTGGCCCCCTTTTTTATGGATGGGTGGCTGCTTCTAGTAAGATTAGTGTTCCAAACTTAGATTATGTAAAATATCACTTGGAATATAATGATAAAATACGTTATTATTTCGGCGATTTAAAAGGGAGAAAATGGACAGAAGATGATATCGAACTTAAAAATGGCTGTAAGCTTATCAGCAAATCTAATCTTTCAGGTATTAGAGGAGGTGCTAAACTCCACAAAAGATACGACCTCATCGTGCTTGACGATTTTGAGGACGAGAATAATACCGTTACGCCTGAGTCTCGCGCTAAAATCAGCAACCTTGTTACGGCTGTTGTTTTCCCCGCTCTTGAGCCTGGCACTGGGAGGCTTCGTATTAATGGTACTCCCGTTCATTTTGATAGCTTCATCAATAATATCCTTAATAACTACAATAGGGCGCAATCAGAAGGTAAAGATTTCAGCTGGAAAGTGATTACACATAAAGCATTACAAGGCGATGGAACGCCGCTATGGCCATCATGGTTTGGTCATGAAGAGATGGATAGAAAGAAGAAATTCTATAGTGACTCTGGTCAGCCTCAGAAGTTTTACCAGGAATATATGATGGAGGTTCAAAACGAAGAGGATGCAATATTTACGAGAGATCATATCAAGTATTGGGAAGGGGATTTTGTACACGACAATGAAACAGGAATATCATACATACACACGACAGATGGAGATGTCAAGCCAATCAATGTTTTCGCGGGTGTCGACCCCGCTACTGATTCTGCTCGTAGGGATAGCGACTTCAGCGTTCTACTTACTGTGGGCGTGTGCCCTGACAATAATATATATGTTCTTAACTATCGCCGCAAGCGTAGCCTCCCTGTTCTTGGGATCCCAGGAGATATTAAGAAAGGAATCGTTGATCACATCTTTGAGCTTAATAACATCTTCCACCCTTCCCTTTTTACAATCGAAGAAACTACAATGTCTAGGCCAGTATTTCAAGCGCTTATGGCAGAAATGCGTCGGCGCAACGATTTCACTGTCAAGTACGCTGCTGAAAAGCCAGGCAACCGCATGTCGAAACGTGACAGGATTCAAGAGATTCTTGCTCAAAGGTTTTCAGTGGGTGCGGTACACATTAAGAAAGATATGTTTGACCTTCAAAGAGAGATTATAACCTTTGGTCCAAGGATGGGACATGATGACACGATCGATGCTCTTGCGTATGCATGTAAGTATGCTTATCCTTCAAAGAATCTCAGCGAAGATAAAGAGGGCAAGTTCTATAGGAAAAAACCGGAAGCAAGGAGCTGGATAACAGCATAGCGAGAAAAATTTATGGCAAAAAGTAAGAAAGCAGATCAAATAAGGCAACTGTACAATCTGTCGAACAATAGTACTAGAACGCAGTGGCAGACTGTGAATCAGGAAGGATATGAATTCGCCCATGATGAACAGATCAGCTCTGATGACAAGAGGTCATTAGTATCTCAAGGAATGCCAACATACACTATCAATAGGATACTTCCTGTTGTGGATATGTTGAACTTCTATGCCACAGCGAACAACCCTAGATGGCAAGCTATCGGCATTGAAGGAAGTGACTCTGCTGTTGCGGCAGTATACTCTGATCTATCAGATTATGTGTGGCATAATTCTAACGGAACAACGCTTTATGCAAATGCTATTAATGATTGCGTAACGAAATCTATTGGCTACTTATTAGTATCTGTGGACGCGAATGCAGACAATGGCCTGGGAGAGATAGTAGTCCAGCAGCCAGAGCCTTTTGATATCTTTATAGATCCTAAGAGTAGAGATATGCTCTTTAAGGATGCTGCGTATATTATGGTACGTAAGGTCCTTCCTAAGAATCATCTTATTAAATTATTCCCTGATTATAAAAGAAAGATTGCTAATGCCAGCTCTGATGATCAATTAGCAAATTCCTATAGCAAGAGGCCGTTAAATGATCCTCAGCAAAAGTTATTTACTTATAATGACGATACAGATCAAGATGATGCCCTTACAGCAGAGGGAGAGCAGGATGAATTAGTAGAGTTCTTTGAGGTATATGAAAAGATTAAGATGCCTTACATGAGTGTCTTCTATCGTATACCGCCTAATCCAGAGCAACTAGAGCAGATCAAGCAGCAAGTAGCTGTTAAAATGAAGGAAATGTCTGCAGAAATGGAAGTTCAGCTCTTAGAGCAGCAAAAGCAAATGGAGGATGCTGTTCAGAAGGGTGATATGATCCAGGAAAGATATGAGCTTGAAATGCAGAAGGCTCAAGAGATGATGCAGCAGCAACTACAAGTTGCAGAGCAAGAGTATATGAGCCAATTACAATCTGAAGCATCAAAGATTGAAAACAAGATTATTACAGAGAAGGAATATAAAGTACTTGTTAAAGATCCTAAAGTAGCATCAAATATAGTTGATGCTGTTAGATTTCATAATGATAGGATAAAGCAGTGTTGCCTAGCTGGAGATAAACTGCTATATGAGAAGGTTCTTCCTGATAATATAAAAGATTATCCCCTTATTCCATTTCATTACAAGTGGACTGGGACTCCTTATCCCATGTCGGCTGTATCTCCTCTCGTCGGCAAGCAGCAGGAAATTAACAAATCCCATCAGATAATGGTTCATAATGCATCTCTGGGATCTAGTCTTAGATGGATGTATCAGGAAGGAGCTATTGATGAAGAGATATGGGAAAAGTATTCCTCCAGCCCAGGAGCATTGCTCCCTGTACGCCCTGGTGTAGAAGCGCCAACGCCTGTTATGCCAGCTCCTTTATCTTCCGCCTTCTTTCAAATGGTGCAAGAAGGAAAAGCAGACATGGAGTATCTAGCAGGAATATATAGCTCTATGATGGGCGATAGTGCGAATGCAGGAGAGACATATAGAGGCATGCTAGCCCTGGATGAGTATGGTACTAGACGTATTAAGCAATGGATGACTACATCTATAGAGCCGGCCCTTCGTCAAACAGGACTAGTGGTGATGCAGTATTGTCAGTCTACATATACAGCATATAAAAGATTTAGAATTATACAGCCTAGTGCTCTTCAGGAACAGAAAGAGCAGGAGATTAATATCCCAATCTACAATGACATGGGAGAAGCTATTGGCAAGTCTATGGATGTAGAGTCAGCAGAATTTGACGTGAGAGTTGTTCAAGGCTCTACATTGCCTGTCAATAGATGGGCATATCTAGAGGAACTTAAACAGTTGATGCAGCTAGGAGTTGTAGATGATATTGCAGTTCTTGCTGAAACCGACATAAAAAATAAGGAAAACATTGCAAAAAGAAAATCTTTATACTCGCAATTACAGGGACAAGTACAACAATTATCCGAAACTCTTCAAGACAAGGAAGGCACTATTGAGACACTTGAACGTCAATTGGTTCAGGCAGGCATTAAGAATAAAGTAATGCAGGCTAGTGTCGAGATAAATAAAGAGAAGGAAGCTGTTAAGTCCCAAATAGATAAAGAGTACATTGAAACCGAAGGAAAACAGAAACTTTTACGCAATGTATTAGCTAATAATGTTGAGGCTCAGAAACAAAAAGCAGCAAATGCTTTAGAAAGTGCAAAAAATAACTTGCAAGCTAATAATGAAGAGTCGTAACTTATACATAATTTTATTAACCATAAAGGAGATATAATGTCAGAAGAAATACAAGGTAACTCTGAAATAGGAATGCAAGAGGACTCTTTTGAGGCCGCTGAAAATGCACCTACTTCAGACTCCTCAGCATTCTTCGACCAACTCGAAAGCGAAGTTAATGGTGGAATAATCGATCACACTGAGGCAACCCAGCATCAATATAGTGGCTCCGAACAGGTAACCCACGCACAACACGATGATGGCTCCAATAACGTGGAACAATCAGAGGACAGCACTGATTGGAAGAAGCGCTACGAAGATAGTAGCAGAGAAGCTGTACGCTTATCGGAACAGTATGGAGAGGTTGAACCTTTCGTTCCTGTTTTGAATGCGATGAAGAATGATAGTGGATTAGTGGAGCATGTAAAGGAATATCTGGTCAATGGCGGTAAGCCGGATCAAACTATTCAAGAGGAATTGAATCTTGGAGAAGATTTTATCTTTGATCAGCAGGAGGCTATAACAGATCCGAATTCTGATAGTGCAAAACTCTATAATGCGCATATTGATAAGATGGTTCAAAAGCGCGTAGGGCAGGTATTGCAGGCTGAGCAACAGCGAGCCAAGCAAATACAGGCAACTCGCAATAGGGCCGTTGAAGAAGCAGCATTTAAGAAAGAGCACAATATGTCAGATGAAGATTTTGAGACATTTAAGGAACGAGCTAAGCAGCATACTATGTCACTTAACGATGTGAATTATTTGCTAAATAGAGATCGTAACAATGAGAATGTAGCAAATTCTGCAAAGAAGGATATGTTAAACCAAATGAAGAATGTCCGAAATATGCCTACATCCGCATCAGGAGCAAACAGTCAAGGCACTCAAAGATCACAATCGGATGAAATATTCGACGCGATAGCAGGCCTTGATGATGGTGTTGATAACCTGTTCGGATAGACTGATATAAGTTTATTTGTCTAGTCCGAGCTCAAAAAAGGAGACAGACAAATGTCTGATATTCTCAATGTAACTAGTGATAGTTACACAGGGGAACCTACGTTACAATACGGTCCAGCAGCGGATACTGGTGCGCTGAGACGACAGTATAACTTTGGAAG